GCTATAGTCATCTGAGTGCTCTAAGTGGCCGCAATGCAAAAAAATGTCAGGATACTTCTTGTTAAACATTCTAATGGCAAAATTTGTTGCTATCACGGCTTTCATAGATGATGATGCATTAAACATACCCTGAAGGAAGTTTTGCGTGCTATGAATTGTAGACTCCTCATTAAGATAATCTGTCTTTTCAGAATTAAATCTAAGATTCTTAAGTATAACTTGAGGAACCTGTATAGTCTTATTACCCCATGCGCAGAATGTGTTTAGATTATAATCAACTGTGTCCTGACCAAATGTTTCTAATAAGCCCTCATTCATGGCAATGAATGAAGCCATGGTTTCACATGACGACCATTTTGTACAATCTCCGTTAACGAACATTAGAATGTTCCTATCCGCGCTAGACATAATAGCCTCACTAAGCATTTCTTCTATGAGCAGTAGTTTTTTGTCACCAGGTACACTGATCATTTCATTCCTACAAAATTTGGATAAAATCTTGTATGAGTTTTCTGTAACTCTGGCCATTGCCTTTGCACCAAGGTTAATAACATAAAACTCTCTCTTAGAGCCATATTGTGCCTTGATACATGTATCTGCAATGACCCTACAGTCGTTGCTAAGGATATTCCAATTGGCTAGATCAGAAACAAACTTAGCCTCCTGACCAAACCGTTTTATCCAGTCAAGTAAGGCATCATGCACCTTGACCCTTTGAGATCCAGTAACTACAATCTCAATGTCTTCTTCAGGTACATTAGTATAAACAACTCTCTGAATATCTAACTGACCTTCAGGGTTTCTCACAAATGTGGACTTTTTTGAATTACCCCAGCTTTGTATGTTTCTAAGGAGCTTCAAGCGTTTTGCCTCTGTCAGCTGAACATCTTTAGTCTTCCTATCATATTCAGGTATGCAGGCTTTTGTAGATACTATGTTGCTTAGTGGTTCTTGTAGGACACTATCCACGAATATTGGACTCTTGTACAAATTTCTTTGTGTTGTAGAGTATAATTTGCTAGCCTGGTAAATTGTTTTAGAACAACATCCAACATGTTTTTTGCTTAACAGCCATATTTTCTTCTCTGTTAAAGTTAGAATACCGTTTTTTGCCTTGCTACTTAGCATGTCAAACTCACGTTGGTACTTTAATATTGTGTTTATAGCCTTTATTTGTTCATGGTAGACAGAGGACGGTTCTTTTGAGGTGTGAACATAAACAAATAAATCATCAAATATAGATTGAAGATCCGATAAGAGATGATCAGACCACAAAGAAGGTATCGATATTTCTCCACCTAAAGTTGTGTGCAGTCTCTTGTGCTTACTAAATCCTGGAGTTTCAGGATTAGGAGGGTTTCTCTCTAAATAGGTAACAACTTCTACGCACTTCTTATGTAATTGCCTAACTATAAATTGCTCAAAACTGTTTTTGTAAGGTGGCTGGAATTTGTCTAATATTAGCTGTTCGACATTGGAATACACACTCAGGGCAGACATGAAAATATATCTTGTATCCATTAGTAGCTCTGCAACCCTTTGGGAAGGAGATGATGCAACACAGATCCTAAAGGTATAAATGAATCTAAAGACATCCTTTGTAAAACCTGAAGTCTTATTCCTAGACCAGCTATCAAAAGATGTTGAGAGAGTAGACAAGTATTGATCTTTCATGAATGTTAGTCTTTCGGAAGACAGTCTGACCCATGGTGTCCTACAGATATAGTATTTGATTCCTCCAATTAAAACTTCAGTAGTTCTTATATTTCCATAAACCTTATTGCACCACCTGTTATCATGTGTTATGAATATAGTAAAAAATGCTTGACCTACATCATTCCCCCTATTAAGAGTACCTCCCTGTACAATATGTAGGACATTTGGTAACCCTGAAGTGAATAGATAGAATGAGTTATCAGTTGTTTTCAATTCATTAAAATGTA